ATGAAAAAGCAGACGAACACCGACCTGCGGCGAAAGCTGCGCGAGCAGCGCGCGGCGTATGAGGAGCTGCTGGGCCTGTCGGGCGCGATTTTGGCTGCGCTGTGCGTGCGCTGCGGCGACGGCGCGACGCTGCGGCTGCCAAAGCAGGCCGTGCACAACGCGCTGGAGACCTACGAATTCGCGGCGGCTGCCGACGGCGAGGACTACGTGCTCTCGTACCGGGAGCGCGCGACATGATCGACCTCGAGGACGAGAAGGAGCGCATTCTCGAGCAGCTGGCGGCCATGGTGGCCGATGCGTCCGTAAAGCCGGAGCTGCGGCTCAAGGCGGCGGGCATGGTGCTCGGCCACGAGCGGGGCAAGGCTGCGCCCGCGAAGGACGAGGGCGCGGCCGAGCCGGAGGTGCTGCGCTTCGAGGGCGCGCTCGAGCAGTGGAGCCGGTAGTGAGGAGGCGCGATGGCACGCAAAAACGAACCCTATATTTATAAGGTACTGCGGCGCGAGACGCCGAACCCGCGGCAGCAGGCGTTCTTCCACGCGGAGGCGGCCAACATCGCCTACGGCGGGGCGCGCGGCGGCGGCAAGAGCTGGGCCATGCGGCGCAAGCTCGTGCTGCTGGCGATGCGCTATCCGGGGCTGAAGCTGCTGCTGCTGCGCCGGACGCTGCCGGAGCTGCGCGCCAACCACATCCTGCCGCTGCAGCGGGAGCTGGCGGGCTATGCCGCGTGGAGCGGCGCGGAGCGCGCGTTCCGGTTCCCGAACGGGTCGCGGCTCGTGATGGGCTACTGCGACAGCGACAGCGACTGCGCCCAGTATCAGGGGCAGGAGTACGAGGTGATCGGCTTCGAGGAGGCGACAAACTTCGAGCCCGACTGGCTGACGTTCATTGCCACCTGCCTGCGCACGACGCGCACGGACTTCGCCCCGCGCATCTACTACACGTGCAACCCCGGCGGGCCGGGCCACGCCTACATCAAGCGCCTGTTCATCGACCGCGCGTTTCACGACGGCGAAGACCCGGCGGACTATGTGTTCATCCCGGCGAAGGTCTACGACAACCAGGTGCTCATGCAGCGCGACCCCGGCTATCTCAAGCGGCTGGAGGCGCTGCCGCCCGCACGGCGGCGCGCGCACCTTGAGGGAGACTGGAACGTGTACGAGGGGCAGGTATTCGCCGAGTGGCGCGACGACCCCGCGCACTACGCCGACGGGAAGTGGACGCACGTGATCGAGCCGTTCGATATCCCGAACACGTGGCGGGTGTACCGCAGCTTCGACTTCGGGTACGCCAAGCCGTTTTCCGTGGGCTGGTGGGCGGTGGACTTCGACGGGCGGCTGTACCGCATCCTCGAGCTCTACGGCTGCGTGCCCGGCGAGCCGGACACCGGCGTGCGCTGGACGCCGGAGCAGATCTTCGAGCAGATACGCACCACGGAGGCCACGCACCCCTATCTGCGCGGCCGGGACATCCGCGGCGTGGCCGACCCCGCGATCTGGGACGCATCGCGCGGCGACAGCATCGCCGATATTGCCGACCGGTACGGCGTGTACTTCGAGCCGGGCGACCACAAGCGCCTGCCCGGCTGGATGCAGGTGCACTATCGGCTGGCGTTCGACGCTGCCGGGCTGCCAATGCTGTATGTCTTCCGCAACTGCCGGGACACGCGGCGCACGCTGCCGCTGCTGCGCTACGACGCACACGCGCCCGAGGACGTGGACACGCGGCAGGAGGACCACATCGCCGACGAGATCCGGTATCTGTGCCAGTCCGACCCCATCGCGCCGCGGCCCGTGGTACAACGGACGCCGAAAGTGTTCGACCCGCTGAGCAGAGATTAGTTATGTAAATAGAAAAAGACTGCGATGGCAGTCTCTTTTTCTCACAAAATGCAAAAAGTTATGTAAACCATTTCGCCGGAAATGGCAGCAAAGGAGAGTCTATGACAAACGAGAAAACGAACCCCATGCCCTACCGCGCGGCGGCAGGTGCGGCAGAGGCGGCCGGGCCGGACATGGCCGCGCCCGTGATCACGCCGGACGACGTGGCGCGCGGCACGGAGCTTCTGCGCCGGTACAAGGACGGCAAGCGCGCGCTCGAGGCGCGCATCATCGCCGACGAGCAGTGGTACCGCCTGCGGCACTGGCAGTATCTGCGCGACCGCCGGCGCGAGCAGGGCGGCGACGTGGTAGAGCCGACGAGCGCGTGGCTGTTCAACGCCATTGTCTCGAAGCACGCCGACGCGATGGACAGCTTCCCGGAGGCGGTGATCCTGCCGCGCAGCGAGCAGGATGAACCGGACGCGAAGGCGCTGTCGGCCATCGTGCCGGCCGTGCTGGAAAAGACGCACTTTGAGCAGGTGTGGTCCGATGCGTGGTGGTACAAGCTCAAGCACGGGTGCGCGGCCTACGGCGTGTTCTGGGACAGCGCCGGGAGCAACGGCCTCGGCGACGTGGCCGTGCGCCAGCTCGACCTGCTGAACCTGTTCTGGGAGCCGGGCATCACGGACATTCAGGCCAGCCGCAACCTCTTCGTGTGCGCGCTCATGGACAACGACGACATTTCCGCCGCCTGGCCCGACGCGCGGCCCGGCAGCTGCGGCGTGGAGCTGGCGCAGTATCTGTATGACGACGCGGTGGACACCTCGAACAAGAGCATCGTCGTGGACTGGTACTACAAAAAGCCGCTGCCCGGCGGCGGCACGGCGCTGCACCTGATCAAATTCACCGGGCGCGACCTGCTCTACGCGAGCGAGAACGACCCCGCCATGGCCGGCGGCTTCTACCCACACGGGCAGTACCCGGTCGTGTTCGACGTGCTCTACCCCGAGGCCGGCACGCCGTGCGGCTTCGGCATGATCGCCGTGAGCAAAGACCCGCAGCAGTACATCGACCGCCTGAGCGGCAATCTGCTGGAGATGAGCATGAAGGCGTCCACCCCGCGCTTCTGGGTCAAGAAGGGCTGCGGCGTGAACGCGCAGGAATTTCTCGACTGGTCGAAGCCGCTCGTCGAGGTTGAGGGCAGCATCGACGACGAACGGCTGCGCCAGATCAGCCTCTACAACCTCGACGGTCAGTGGGTGAACATGCTGCAGCTGAAGATCGACGAGCTCAAGGAGACGAGCAACAGCCGCGACGTGACGCAGGGCAGCGTGTCCGGCGGCGTGACGGCGGCGAGTGCCATCGCGGCGCTGCAGGAGGCCGGCAGCAAGTCCAGCCGCGACACGCTGCGCGCGAGCTACCGCGCGTTCGAGCGCGTGGTCGAGCTCGTGATCGAGCTCATCCGCGCGTACTACACCGAGACGCGGCCGTTTCGCGTGGCGGCGCCGGGCGCGCAGGGCTACGCATTCTGCACGTACTCCAACGCCGGGCTGCAGGCCAGGACCGTGGGCATGGACGCCGACGGCATGGCGCTGCTGCGCGCACCGGCATTCGACGTGTCGGTGCACGCGCAGAAGGAGAGCCCGTACGCGACCGCGTCGCAAAACGAGCTGGCACGGCAGCTGTATCAGCTGGGCGTGTTTAACCCCGCGTTCGCGCAGCAGGCCGTGCCGATGCTGGAGATGATGCAGTTTCCGGGGCGCGACAAGGTGCTTGAGGCCGTGCGCAGCAGCATCGTGCCGCCGCAGCCGGAGACGCCGGACGCGGGCACGGACACGTCCGCCGACCCGCTGCTGCGGGCGCAGGCAGAGAAAAACCGCGTCATCACAGCAAGCGCCCGCTGAGGGCAGAAGGGAGCACAGAGTATGAACGAACAAAACATCCCCACCGCGCCGGAGCAGAGCGCACCCGCAGCACCCGAAACGGCCGCGCCGCGTGCGCCGGCCGAGGAGGCCGTGACCGTCGGCGCGCTGCGCGGCGCGATCGAGCGCAAGGCCGAGCAGCGGGCGCGCCGCGCGGCCGAGGAATCCGCCGCGCGCTGGTCGCGCGAGGCGGACGAGCTGGCGGCGCAGTGCCCGGACTTTGACTTGGGCGCGGCGCTGAGCGATGCACAGTTTTGCGCGCTGCTGCGCGCCGGTGTGGACGTGCGCACGGCGTGGTTCGCGCTGCACGCGCAGGCGCTGCTGGAGGCGGCCTGCGTGCGCGCGGGCCGCAGCGCCGAACAGCGCGTGGCCGAACACATCCGCGCCCGCGGCCTGCGCCCGGCCGAAAACGGCCTGGGCGGCGGCGGGGCCGGCATCGTGGTGCGGCCGGACGTGTCGCGCATGAGCCGCGCCGACCGCGCGGCGCTCGCCGCGCGCGCGGAGCGCGGCGAGCGCGTGAAGCTGAGCCTGTGACCCGCTTCGCGTACATCCGCCGGGACGGGCGGTGCGTGCTGCGCGCGGACGGCCACGCGGACTTCTGCCCGGGCAGAGACATCGTGTGCGCCGGGGCGTCGGCGCTCGTGTGCGCGCTGGCAGGCGCGCTCGATGCGCTGGGCGCGCAGGGCGTGCAGCGCACACTCTGCGCCGGGCACGCAGCCATCGCAGCGGACGACCGGGCCGATGTGCGCGCGGCGTTTACCGTGGCCGTAACGGGCCTGCGGCAGCTCGCCGCGGCCTACCCCGGCCACGTTGCGGAGGACACCGGCCGCGTCCCCGCGCAGGAGACAAAACCCAACGGCAGCGCAGCGGCCGGGCGCTGCCCCGGCGCTGTCCCCGGAAGCGGACAGCAGAGAAAAAAGGAGACATGAGTATGGAAAACATCCACATGGACCTGCGCCTGTTTGACGCAAACACGCAGGTGACCACCCAGCAGAGCCTGACCGAGGAGATGAAGACGTTCTACTCGGACTACCTCATCGACGCGGCCGAGCCCGAGCTCGTGCACGACCAGTTCGCGCAGAAGCACCCCATCCCCGCAAACGGCGGCAAGACGATCCAGTTCCGCCGCTTCGCCCCGCTCGGCAAGGCGCTGACCGCCCTGACCGAGGGCGTGACCCCCGACGGCCAGAGCCTGAGCATGACCACCGTCGAGGCGGCCGTGCGCCAGTACGGCGGCTACATCCAGATGAGCGACCTGCTGCTGCTGACCGCCATCGACAACAACCTCACCATGGCCACGAAGCTGCTCGGCGCGCAGGCCGGCCGCACGCTCGACACGATCACCCGCGAGGTGCTCGTCGGCGGCGATAACGTGCAGTATGCCGACGAGTCCGTGTCCGCGCGCTACCTGCTGCAGGGCGGCAACGCCAGCGCCGCCGACAACAACTACCTGACCGTCGACTGCATCCGCCGCGCCGTGCGCGCGCTCAAAAATGCCAACTGCCGCCGCATCGACGGCGCGTTTCCGGTCATCATCCACCCCGACGTGGCCTATGACCTCATGAACGACCCGAAGTGGCTCGCCCCCCACCAGTACGTCGACACCGAGCACATGTACGAGGGCGAGATCGGCAAGATCGAGGGCTGCCGCTTCGTCGAGAGCACGGAGGCGAAGATCTTCCACGCGGCCGATCTTGCCGGCGACAGCCGCACCCTGCTCACGGCCGGCGCGGTGAGCGGCAAGACCACCTTCCCGTTCGACGGCGGCACGGTCCAGGCCGGCGCACTCGTCGGCCGCCAGGTACTCATCGGCAATGCGTGCGTGACCGTCACGGCCAACACCGCAAGCTCCATGACCGTCGACGCCGCCGTCACGGCCGAGGACAACGCCATCATCTACCCCGGCGAGGCCGGCGCGCAGGGCCGCGACGTGTACGTCACGCTCGTGCTCGGCGCCGACGGCTACGGCACGACCGAGATCACCGGCGGCGGTCTGGAGCACATCGTCAAGCAGCTCGGCTCTGCCGGCACGGGCGACCCGCTCAACCAGCGCGCAAGCGTCGGCTGGAAGGCCACGAAGGTCGCCGTGCGTCTCGACGACAGCGCTATCCGCCGCATCGAGACCTGCAGCACCTACACCGAGTAAAGAAATCCACCCCATGCCTCCCGCCCGCGCGGCGGGAGGCGCACCTACAACAAGGAGGAAACAACTATGGCAACCAGAAAAAAGACTGACCGCGCCGCCGCTGAGGCCTGGCTGAGCGAACCCGTGACCGTGCGTCTGTTCCGCGACAACGGCAGCTACAAGGAGGACAAGGTCGTGACCGTCAACGGCGAGACCGTGCGCATCCCGCGCGGCGAGGACGTGATCATCCCGCGCCGCTTCGCGCTCGTGCTCGCCCAGGGTGAGGCGCAGGACGCGCGCACCGGCGCGCTCATCGAGCGCGAGACCGCCCGCTTTGCCGCCGAGAGCGGTGCGCTGGGGCTCTGACCATGGCGACGCTTCAGCAGGCGCTCACGCGCATCGACACGATCTGCCCCAACGCATGGGACGACGCGGCAAAGCTGCTGTGGCTCAACGAATGCGAGAGCATGATCCAGACGCGCATCCTCGGCACTGCGCCCGAGGCGTGCATCACCTATGACGCGGACACCGCGCGCAGCACCGTGCTGCTCGTGCCCGCGCCGTTCGACCGGCTGTACGTGTACTACGTCATCGCCATGTGCGACTACGCCGCGCACGAGACGGCGCACTACGCCGACAGCATGATGCTCTTTAACGCGGCGCTCGACGAGTACGCCAAGTGGTATCAGCGCACGAACGGTACCGCGGCCGCGACCCCCGGCGCGGCGGCGCAGATCGCCGCCAACAGCGCCGCCCGGCACATGCACGAAAACAAGGGCGTGCTCGACGGCATCACGGCCGCGCGGGCCGCCGCGTGGGACGCGAAGGTCTCCCCCGCCGCGCTCGGCCCGGCCGTGAACACGGCGCTGCAGGCGGCAAAGGACTCCGGTGCGTTCCGCGGGGACAAGGGCGATCCCGGCGAAAAAGGCGAACCCGGCGCACCCGGTAAGACACCTGTCAGAGGCACGGACTATTGGACGGCAGCTGATAAGCAGGAGATTGTCAACAGCGTCATAGCCGCCCTGCCTGATGGCACGGAGGTGAGCTACTGAGATGAAAAAGCTCTACGAAGAAACCGCCGTACAGGACATTGCAGCAGCTATCCGCGAGAAAAATGGCACTGCAACGAAATACAAAGTCGCGGAGATGGGCGATGCTGTGAGGCGCTTGAACACCGGAGTGGAAACCGAAGTGTACACATTTGACCAGTGCCGCGCAGAGGTAGACAGGTATCTGAAAAACGTCACTTACGACCCCTCGGACTACGCTGTCTCGCAGATACCCGAATATGTGACGACAGTGAGCGCAAACCGACCTGTTGGCGTAGACATTGTGATGAAGTCCGCCGGAACGCTGACAATCGTGGACGGGTACACAGGTAACAGTGTTTCGCAGCCGGTCAGCGCAGGAACAATCACAATCTATAACTGCACACCGGGCTCGATATCAACTTTTGTGCTGCTTGTTGACGGAAAAGTTATCCAGCAGGGCATCATTAAACCGACCGGAGCGTGCCGCATGATTCATTTGCTGAACGTGGACAACGTGCGCGATCTTGGAGGCTGGGATTGCGATGGTGGCATGGTAAAGTACGGGCTGCTCTTCAGGGGCGGCGAGATGTATGGATATCTGACCGATGACGGCAGACAACAGGCGATTGATATGCTCGGAATCCTCAAGGAAATTGACCTGCGTTTTGCGTCTGAACTGAACGGCAGGACAGAAAGTGGCTTTGGACCGACCGTAGATATGCTGTGGGTTGATATGACATGGAACGACCTTGCGTATCAGAAGTCAAGCGGGAATATCAAGGCGATCTTCGACCCGCTCTTCGATTATGTCATCGCAAACAAGCCGACATACTTCCACTGCTCTGCGGGCGCAGATCGAACGGGCGTGGTCGCTCTGCTGTGCGAAGCGATACTTGGGGTATCACAATCCGACTGTGATAAGGATTACGAACTCACGAGTTTTTATTCTGGCGTCAGCACAGATGCGGAAGCCCGTCGCAGGAACGAAACGCCGTGGACGCGCGAGATTAACTACTTGAATGCCTATCCTGGTGCGACCTTCCGCGATAAGGTGGTTAATTTTATGGTGTCGTGCGGCATTACAATCGAAAAAATCAACGCTTTCCGAGCAGCTATGATCGACGGGACGCCGGAGACAGTGACGGCAGATATCGCAACGTACAGCATCACAAGAACACTCACTGATGTCACAGTCAGCAACGGAGCGGCATCTGTGCAGCAGTACCAGCCGTTCGTAGCAAGCATCACTCCCACGAACGGCAAATTGATTGAATCCATCAAAGTGACGATGGGCGGGAAGGACGTGACTGCTGCTGTATTGCGTGGCAGCACGGACGTGCTGAGGCGAGCTGTACGGGTCGCTTTGACAAAATGCACAAGTAGCAACCCACGAGTGTATGTCATTGACGGGCAGTCTTATTGTACTGCGATAACTGCCGACACGGGGTGCGAAGTCAGTAATGTAAAAATCATAATGGGAGGTGAGGACGTGTCCACATTTTACAAAGATGGGGTCATAGCTATTCCAGAGGTGATCGGCGATATTGTTATCACGGCAACCGCTGTAGCCCAAGCCCCAGCATATACAAACCTGCTTGATGCCGCGATTGACATGGATGGAAACGTCATCGGGCATACGCCTATGTATAAAAATATGCGATACAATAGCAGCAGCGGTGCACCTGTTGCAAACCCAGGGACGAATATCACGGGCTTGCTCCCGATCAAAAATGGTGATGTCGTGCGTATTCGATGGAAAGGGAACACTGATATATCATATCAATCTATCAAGTTTTTCAAGTCTGACCGAACCCAAGTCAAAGTCGGATATATATCTTTTTCCAATGTTGGAAAAGGCCATGCAGGGATTGCTATAAACGTTAATGCTGCCAATGGAGTTGTCGATTTTGAATTCAAAGCATCATCTTCCGAGACTAATGGCGCAGCATATTTTTCAATCGTGCTCTACGACACGCTGGAAAATGTAATTGTTACTACAAACGAAGAAATCATATAAGCCTCAAAAGAGCCTCTTGTTGATTTTACAGGATGCCCTACAGCATCGGATTGATGAGATGCAGAGATGAAGGAGGTAACAGCTGATGGAATTTGTTTCTTGCGATCCGTCAAATTACCGCGCCGGGCGCACGCAGCCGGTGCGGTACATCGTGATGCACTACACGGCAAACAACGGCGACACGGCAAAAAACAACTGCGACTACTACCACCGTGTGGGCGGCCTGCAGGCCAGCGCGCACTATTTTTGCGACGAGCACGGCGCGATGCAGTCCGTGCGCGAGTGCGACACGGCGTGGCACTGCGGCGCAGAAGCCGGGCAGCGCTACTGGCACCCCGAGTGCCGCAACGGCAACAGCATCGGCATCGAGATGTGCAGCCGCAAGCGCGCCGACGGCAGCTACTACATCCTGCCGGAGACCGTGGCCAACGCCGCGGCGCTGGCGCGGGAGATCATGCAGCGCTATGGCATCGACACCGACCACGTGCTGCGGCACTACGACGTGACGGGCAAGCGCTGCCCCATGCCGTGGGTGAATGACCCGGCGCAGTGGACGGCATTTCTGGCCATGCTGACGCCGGAACACCCGAACGAAGAGGAGGAAGAACCCATGACACGATACAACAAAATCGACGACATACCCGCGTGGGCGCGCAGCGATGCGCAGCGGCTCATCGACCGCGGCGCACTGCGGGGCAATGAACGCGGCGAGCTGGATCTCTCGCTGGACATGCTGCGCACGCTGATCGTGTGCCAGCGGATGGTCGATCAGGCAAAGGAGACATAAATGGACCGACTCACAACGATCAAAGCGGCCGCCTGCACGGCGGCCGCAGCGCTGACGGCCTTCTGGGGCTGGACGGGCTGGCTGGCGGCGGCATGGTTTCTGGCCATGCTGCTCGACTATGCCACCGGCAGCGCCGCCGCCCTGCGCGCCGGAACGTGGAGCAGCCGCGCCGCCCGCGAGGGCCTGTGGCACAAGGCGGGCAGCGTGGCGGGCGTGCTCGTGGCGGCGCTGCTGGACTTTGCCCTGCGCGTGCTGCTCGGCAGCGTGCCGGGGCTGGGCATCGACTACGACGTGCTGCTGTGCCCGCTCGTGACGGCGTGGTATCTGCTGACGGAGCTGGGCAGCATCGCCGAAAACGCGGGCGCGCTCGGCGCGCCGATGCCGCAGTTTCTCATGCGGGCGATCGCCGCCCTGCGCGCCGGCATTTCCGACCGCGGCGGCGGAGACGGGGATGGAGGCGGCGCGGCATGACGGACTTTTCCCCGCTGAATTTCCCGCTGCCGGAGCGCACCGGCGCCGAGGGGCTCGACGCGCGCGTGACGGCGCTGGAGGAGACGATCGTCCGGCTGCTGGAGGCGCTGCAGTACACACTGACGAACCTCGGGCGCGAGAACTTCAATCCCGCCGCGCTCGAACGGCTGCGCGCCGAGCTGCGCAGCGGGCAGACCACGAACCAGTAAGGAGGCAGGCAATGCATCTACCCACATTTCCCCGCGCCATGCCCGTGACGCGGCGCGTACAGACCGACTTTCGCGGCTACGACCACCGGCCGGGCTGCCCGGAGGGCGGCATCTACGAGATGACGAACGGCTCGGCAGCCGACGCGCCGCTGTTTTCCACGCGGCCGGGCCGCACGCTGACCTATCCGACCGGCGGCGGCAATGCGAACGGACTGTTCGCCGTCGACGGCGGACTGCTCTGGTGCACGGGCCAGACGCTGTATTTTAACGGCACGCCCGTCGACGGCTGCACGCTCGTCAACGGGCCGAAGGTGTTCGCCGAGCTCGGCGGCACGGTGCTCATCTGGCCGGACAAGGTCTGGTACCGGCCGGATATGGGCACGTTCGGCAGCGCCGAGCCGAGCTGGAGCGGCACGGTGGCGCTCCAGCGCTCGGACGACAGCAGCGGCGCGCGCGCCGATTCCGTCGCCGCGAACGGCATCGACACGCCCTTTCGCGTGGGCGACGCCGTGACGTTCAGCGGCTTTTCCACGCCGGAGGACAACGGCACCTACATCATCCGCGCCATCGCGGGTGCGGTGCTCGTGTTCGACCCCGACACGTTCTCCGCCGTCGGAGCGGTCGAGCACATCACGGTCACGCGGCGCATGCCCATGGCGCTGCACGCATGCACATACGCCAACCGCATCTGGGCCTGCGCGCAGGACACCGTCTGGTGCACGAAGCTCGGCGACCCGCTGAGCTGGTACTGGTACGAGGCGGACGAAAACGGCACAGTCGCCACGGCGGCATGGAGCGTGGACGTCGGCACGCCGGGCAACTTTTCCGGCTGCGCGGCGACGGGCAGCGGCGTGGTGTTTCTCAAGCCGGACGGGCTCTGGCGGCTCTACGGCACGAAGCCGGACAACTTCCAGCTCATCGCCTCGGCGGCGCTCGGCACGGAGAAAAACTCCGGCCGCTCGCTCGTGACGGCGGCGGAGACGCTCTACTACCTCTCCCCCTCCGGGCCGGCGCGCACCTCCGGCGGACGGCCGGTGCGCATCGGCGACGCGCTCGGGCGCACGCTCACGGCCGGCGCGGCGGGCACGGACGGCACGCGCTGGTATCTCTCGGCGCACGATCCGCAAAACGCATGGCACCTGTTCGTATACGACACGCGCAGCGGCCTGTGGAGCCGCGAGGACGCATTTCACGCATCCGGGTTCGCCCGGCACGACGGCGCGCTCTACGCACAGGATCCGAGCGGCGTCTGGCGCTTCGGCACGGGCAGCACGGCGCAGCTGGAGAGCATGCTGGAGACGGGCGATTTCGTCAGCAGCAGCCCGGACTGCAAGCGCCTGCTGCGCGTGCAGCTGCGGCTGGAGGCGGACGCGGGCGCAAGTGTCACGGCGGCGGTGCAGTATGACTCCGACGGCGTGTGGCACACGCTGGCGACCGTGGCGGCATGCGCGAAGCGCTCCGTCACGCTGCCGGTGCTGCCGCGCCGGTGCGACCACTTTCGCCTGCGGCTGACGGGCACGGGGGCGTGGCGGCTGCTGTCGCTCGCGCGCACGGAGACCGCCGCCGGACCGCAGCACTGAAGAAAGGAGACCTTATGGCCACAAAATACAAATACGACAAGGACACCGACTACGCCGCGCTCATGGAGCGGGCGGCGCAGCGCGGCGACAACGCGGCCGCCGCGATCTATGAGCAGCAGCGCAACGCGAAGATCCGCGGCGAGGGCATGACCGATGTGACGCAGTCGAACGACTACGCGCAGTATCTGCCGCTTGAGGACGTGCCGGACTACGACGACACGCACCGCCGCCAGGCAGAGTCCCTGCTGACCGAGCGCGACACGACCGGGCAGCGCGCGCGCATCGACCAGATGCTCGACGCGCTGCTCGGCGAGGAATTCGACTACGACCCGGCATCGGACAAGCTCTACGCCGCCTACCGCCAGCAGTATGAGCGGCAGGCGGATCTCGCATCGGCCAACGCCCTCGGCGCGGCGGCCGCGCTGACGGGCGGACGGGCCTCGACGGCGGCCGTGGCGGCGGCGCAGCAGGCGGGCGGATACTACCGCGCGATGCTCGCGGGCAAGCTGCCGGAGCTGGCGCAGCTCGCCTACGAGCGCTACAACGGCGAGCGCAAGACGCGCCTGAGCGCGATCGACGCGATGCTCGACGCGGCCGACAGCCGTGATGGCGTGACGAAGGCGCAGATCGCCGCGCTGCTCGACATGGACGACGCGGACTACGACCGCGCGGACAGCAAGCTGCAGCAGCAGGCCAAAGACGCGGCCGACCGCAAGGCCGCCGCCGACAAGAAGGCCAAGGAGGAAAAGGCCGCGCAGGAAGCGGCGGACAAGGCCGCGCGCAGTGAGGCGCGGCGGCAGATCACGCTCATCCTGCGCAACGGCGGCACCGTGCCCAACGACCTCTGGGAGCAGAGCGGCTACAGCGCTGTGACGATCGCGGCCATGCTGCGCGGGCGGAAGGGTTAA